ACGTCATCGCGGTGAACGTACCGTCCTGGTTGGGGAACACGCCACATACCAGAGATTCGTTGTTGCCAAGATCGATAGTATCCATGCTGACCTCATTTCCCCTTAACGCCGGGGTAGCGGAACAAAAACCTGCTGCATAGTTATTAAAGTCGAACCCTGCCATCATGTTCTTACGCCTCGGGCTGGCTACTTAACCCCTGACCACTGCCTGGTAACTCGAAGTATTGCCTGGCGTTCTGTGGGGCGGGGTGGGTTGATGAAATAATGATGCACTTTTAAAGTTATGATGTCAACACTTATAAAGTTAGCTTTTGATCAATAAAAACCGCCTCGTGTGAAGCGGTTCTGCGAAAAAAGAAGATTATCCAGGAAATTGTCGTCTGGAGTGGGTGACACTTACTATTTCAACACTCGAAGCGGCTACACGGTACAGAATGATATAGTTAGGATGAGCTACAATCTCACGCAAGCCAAACGCTCTGTCGCTTGATGGGTATAAGTACGGATGTTCAGATAAAGCTAAAACACATGTCTCAATGCGAATCTTTAGCCTGCGTGCGGCATGGAGATTTTCTTTTGCAATATAGGCTACGATCTGACGTAAATCATCACGTGCAGAAGGTAGCCATAAAATGGGCAGCATTACACACTCCCGCTAGTCGCAGCAATTTGGGCAATGAGATTTTCCATTTCTGCCATTACATCATCATGAGGAATTGCAGGGCGCGGATCTGCAAGATTTGCAGCTACTTTTGCACGTAGCCATTCGTTGTAATTATTTTCTTGCTCAACGGTTTCAAACTCAGAAACCATCGGCGAAAGGGCAGTGTTCATAACATACCTCCTTTGGCTTATGATGTAGACTATGCTCGGTGCCCTTTCTGGGCAGCGAGCCATCTTGCAACAGTGCGCTCCATTGATTCTTTTTTGTCTTTCATGTCTTTAAGCATTTTTTCTTGATCTTCCTCTGGAAATGCTCCGAATGTTTGAAGCAGTTCCATTTGCCTGGGGCCTATTTTCATAGTATCTGGCACCACAACCTGCTCTTCTTCGTTTGGCGGTAACATAAACCAATATGGGGGATAACCCGTTACTTCAGAAAGTTTATCAAGATTAGCTGTTGATGGACTTGTGATTCCGTGAACCCACTTTTGTACCGATTGCTGGGCAACACCAATCCTGCGGGCTAGTTCTGCCTGCTTAAGTCCTGTTTTTTCCAGTACCAATTTTATTCGGTACGTGGTTATTTCAAGGGTGGTCATTCGCTTCATGCATTCATTTTACATAAAAAAAGTGTAACTAGCACAATTAGCTTAAAGGTGTTGATAAACTAACTTTAAAAGTGTATAAATCATGGTGATTCACTGGAGATAACGATATGCATGAATGTTTAAAAAATAAAATTCACCAAAGAGGGTTATCCCAAGCAGGTATTGCTCGTTTGATTGGATTACCGCAACAGGTTGTGTCTCGATGGGCTAATGGTCAGCAGGTCCCTGCATCAAGGGTTCTGCAACTTTGTGAGATTATGGCGTGGGAGGTTACCCCCCACGAACTCCGACCTGATATTTATCCTAACCCAACAGACGGCTTGCCTGCTGAGTTTCAGACTAGCACACAGCCAGCGACGGGAGTTGATTCATGAAAATCAAGCATGAGCACATCCGCATGGCGATGAATGCCTGGGCATATCCTGACGGTGAGAAGGTGCCAGCTGCTGCTATTGCCAGAGCGTATTTTGAACTGGGGATGACATATCCCGAGTTGCACAACGACGACAGGCACAACGCGCTCTATCTCAACACCCAAAAGATTTTCCGTTGGCTGGATAAAGACACTCCTGATGCTGTTGAGAAAATTCAGGCATTGTTACCGGCGATCGAAAGGGCAATGCCACCTCCGCTGGTAGCCCGAATGCGCAGCCACAGTTCCGCTTATTTTCGGGAGCTGGTGGAGACGCAGGAACGGCTAGTGAAAGATATCGATGATTTCGTTGCATCAGCGATCGTTCTGTTCGACCAGATGAATCGTGGTGGTCCGGCGGGTAATTCCGTGGCTGTGCATTGACTGAAAATATTTATACCGGATCGCTTCCGGCAATTCGTGAGTAAAAAGATTCGGTCTCAGAAGAGGTGAGTATGGCTAATGCCTGGCTCAGATTATGGCATGACATGCCAAATGACCCTAAGTGGCGAACAATTTCCAGGGTGTCAGGACAGCCAATCGCAACAGTGATGGCTGTGTATATCCACCTTCTGGTGAGCGCGTCACGAAATGTCACGACATGTCACGGCGTGTCACTACGTGGTCACATTGATGTCACAACGGAAGATTTAGCAAGTGCACTTGATGTGACGGAAGAAGTAATTGATTCAATTTTGCAGGCGATGCAGGGGCGGGTGCTTGATGGAGATTTAATCACTGGATGGGAAAAACGCCAGGTAGCGAAAGAGGATAACGGCAACGTTTCGCAAACCGCGAAATCCCCGGCAGAGCGTAAGAGAGCACAACGCGAGAGGGAAAAATTACGAAAACAGAATGAGGGGTGTCACGATGAGTCACGCATATGTCACGACATGTCACTACGAGTCACGACAGATAAAGATACAGATAAAGAATTAAACCCCACACATAACGCGCGCGTGCGCGAGAGTGCTCCGACCAGTGAATCGAACGGTACGCCGTTGCAGGCAGCGGAACCTGATTACCAGGAAAGCCTGAGCGAACCCATCGGGAAGTTTCCGATGGCCGGTGGCTGGCATCCGTCGCCGGATTTTCGACGGCGGGCTGCACTGTGGGGAGTGGCTCTGCCGGAGCCTGAATTTACACCTGCTGAACTTGCCGCCTTCAGGGACTACTGGGCAGCTGAGGGGAAAGTTTTTACGCAGGTTCAGTGGGAGCAGAAATTCGCCCGTCACGTAAATCACGTCAGGGCGCAGGTTAAACCAGTCAGCAAGGGGGTGCGTCATGCAGCAGCACCAGGTGGCACCGCATCACGGGCAGTTCGGGAAATTCGGGCAGCACGTGAGCAGTGGGAACGTGAAAACGGATTTGTCAGCGACGGAAACGGCGTGGAAGCTGTGGGAGCTCATGGGGGAGGTTTATTCAAACCGCTGGACTCAGAAGAACGGGGCCGCACCTTCGAAGCTCTGGATTGCCCAGATTGGCGCGATGACTGAACAGCAAATCAGGCTGGTCTGCCGTCAGTGCATGGACCGCTGCCGGGCGGGTGAAACGTGGCCCCCGGACCTGGCTGAGTTTGTTGCGCTGATTTCGGAGAGTGGGGCAAATCCATTTGGTCTTACGGTGGATGCCGTGATGGAAGAGTACCGGCGCTGGCGCAATGAATCCTGGCGGTACGACGGGAGTGATAAATACCCGTGGCCACAGCCTGTGCTGTACCACATTTGCCTCGAGATGCGCACCAGAGGGATTGAACGTCAGATGACTGAAAGTGAGCTGAAACGACTTGCAGAACGACTGTTGACCAAATGGGCAAAGAATGTTGGTAACGGCATGAGTGTTCCGCCAGTGCGACGACAACTGGAAGGGCCAAAACACCCGCCAGGGCCAACGCCAATTGAGTTACTGAAACAGGAATATGAGCGCCGGAAAGCGGCTGGTTTTGTCTGAATTTGAGAAATGATTTTGTCGGAGGAAATTTTAATGGAAACCGTTTTTGACGCACTGAAAGCACTGAAAAGAGCCTCTTCACAGGAGGTGTCGGCCCGCCTTGGAATCAGCCGCGAAGATGCTGTCAACGAGCTGTGGAAGCTGAAACGCCGTGGTGAAGCAGATAACAAGGGGTCGATGTGGTGGCTGACGATTGAGGCAACTGAAATGGTCACAAAAACCACTGCGGAGATGCTGATTAACTCAATTGAACAGCATGGTCCTCAGTCGGCTGACGAACTGGCGTTAATGTTCGGGATTACCTCCCGCCGGGCGAATTCAACGCTGGCAATGGCAATAAGCAAAGGTCGTCTGATTCGAGTAAATCAGAACGGTAAATTTCGTTACTGCCTGTCGGGCGATAATTTACCAGCAGAGCCGAAAGCTGCATCGGTAACGGAAACTGCTGGTAAAGCCTTTCCTCAGACAGCAGGTGTTGCGTTACCAGTCCGGGAAGCGGAAACACAGGAAGAAATTAAAACTGAAAGTGTGGCGGTCACAGTGCAGTCACAGCCGTCGTTCACCAGAAAGCATCCGGATAGTCTGATTTTACCATCGCTGCATGTGGCTAACCGCGAACTGCGCCGGGCAAAAGGTCAGGTTCAGAAGTGGGAGCGTGTCTGCGCCGCGCTGCGGGAGCTGAACAAGCACCGGGATATTGTCCGACAGATTGTCGATTCCTCCAGTCGTATTGTGTCGGAAAAGTGATTGCCGGGGGCGCTTATGGCAAAAGTATTTACACAAGAAGAGCGAGAAAAAATTAAAGGGCAGGTTGTTGAACTGGTACGCCGGAGTGGGCGCGAGACGTTACGGCAACTGGAAGCTAAAACAGGTGCAACAAGATATCTGGTGAGCGTTCTCGCCAGAGAGCTGGTTGCCAGTGGTGATGTATACAACTCTGTCTACGGGTTATTTCCGTCTGAACAGGCTCGTAAAGACTGGCAAAACGCCCGCAAAAAACTTTCAAGGGAAAAGGCGAAGAAACCGGCTGTGGTTGATCCGGACCTTATCTGGTCATTACCAGACGGAGAAATACGCCGCTACGACAGGCGCCTGAACATAATCTGTCGCGAGTGCCGGAATAGTGAAGTTATGCAGCGAGTGCTGGCGTTTTATCAGGGGGTGGGGTCAGGAGGTGGTGCTGTGAGTGAAATTAGCTATCAGGCTTCAATTTCCGCTGGCATTCGCATCAAAGGAGAGGAGCATGGAAATAAAACCAGAAGATGAGTTAAGTAATATTGTTTTATTTCCGGTAAAAGAGGATGACCCACGTAATCAGGTTAATTTTCTTTATGAGCCATCGGAAAGACCATATTGTCATCACGCCTCTGTCCGGGTTGACGAAAAAGAGCGTCAGGTCCGCTGTAAAATCTGCGGTGCAGTTGTGGAGCCATTTGACTGGATGCCCTCTGTGGCGAAAAGAGAAACCAGACTGGCAGATGATGTAAGGCTCTTGCGCCAGGAGGAACGGGAAAGGCGGAGAAATGTAGAAAAGCTAATTCAGATTGAGCGTAACGCGAAAGCGCGGATACGCAGGGCGGCAAAATCAAGAACTGAATAATTAAATTTAGCACTGTTAAAAATTTAATCCTTAACCGGAGGGATTTCTGCACCCTCAGAACATCAGGAGGCCGTTCGAAATGGCGGTAGTGAAATGCGAAAATTCAAAATAATTATTGAAACGGGAATAGCTGGTGGAGATTTTGAGGATGTATTCGAAGTAGATGATGACGCAACACCTGATGAAATTCATGACGAAGCAAAAGAAATTTTCTTTAACTACTGCAATTACTCATACCACGAAATAAAAGATGAAGAGGAAGGACAAAATGGCTGATTTTGGTTCAACTAAATATAACGCCAGTTTTGAAGAATGGCATGAACTGTTAATGGATTATGCAGAGTTACGCGGTGGAAGTGCCGCTGATGCTGAAGCATGGCGTGATGATTATGAAGCAGGGAAAACTCCGGTCGAAGCATATTGTGATGAGTGGGGCGATGAATGAGCGAGATTAATTATCAGGAAGGGCATGAAAAGGCAGGGCAGGCAAAACCAGTGGCATGGCGATATCGCTACGTGAAAAAAGGCGTTACAGACTTTCAGGGGAAGCAGTGGGCTGGTGACTGGAAATATGTCCAGACAAAAGAAGATTGTAACGACAGACCGAACTATGAAATTCAGGCGTTATTCACGGCCCCGCCAGCCCCGGTGACATCAGAAGGACTAGTTAAAGCCGTGTGCTTTTATGAACAGGTAAAGCGTGAGAATCCACCAGTCGAAACAGGTGCATGGAAAGATGCTGTTGACTGGGTACTCAAAGAGGCTTGCCAGGCTGTAAGCATTAGCAACAAAGGGGGGTGAGTAATGCGTGTGGCATGTATCAGTTTGTTACCGTACCCGACTCGTTTTTTGGCTTCTGCGCTAATTGCAAAGCCGCGTGTCCTGATGGATGACAGCATCATCCCGACACCAAAGCGCCGCCATACCGGTATTGCAGCGGCACGACGAGCAGCAAAGAAACGCAGGAGAGCAAAACGATGAAAAACCGTAAAGCAAAAATTCTGTTAGCTCGCAGAAACGGTGTTGGTGTCTGGCGGTGGGTGAGGATTAGTAACAGACGGGTGAGGTTGACGGGGTGTTGCGGTGTTATGGGGCACAGTTGTTGCAAAAAGCCCAGCGCGGCGCAAAACCGCTGGAAAAACCACTGTTATCTGCGCACTAAAGGAGAGTGAGATGGCGTTAACACACCGCGAACTCTGTCAGATTGCGTACAAGTTCCTTAAGCGCAACGGGTTCAAGGTTTGCTTTCATGACCGCTTTATAGCTGTAACCAGTACCGGAGAACAGCCAGATGCTATGGGATTCAGAAATTCAGCATCATGCCTGATAGAGGCGAAGTGTTCTCGTGCTGACTTGTTGGCAGATAGAAAAAAGCGTTTCCGTAAAAATCCCTCTCTTGGCATGGGCGACTGGAGATTCTTTATTAGTGAGCCGGGAATTATTTCAATTGAGGATTTACCACCTGGCTGGGGATTACTTCACGTTGTTAACGGAAGAGTACGGAAAGTACATGGGTGGCCCAAGGGTAATTGCTGTTGGGGTGATCCTGACGATAAGCCATTTACTGGAAATAAGCAGGTTGAATGCGATTACATGTTGTCTGCATTAAGGCGCATGGAGTTGAGGGGACACCTTAATGAAATATATGACGGTGTAATCGTTAATAAGCAAGAAGGAAGCGCGGCATGACCACTTTTACCAGAGAGCAGTTAATAGCTCACGCAGAGGAGACTATTGAAGCACAGAGACTGTGCATACCGGGCACAATCGACCATGACATCATCCGCACATATAAGATGGATATTGCTGTTCTGGAAATCGCACTGGCATCGCTGGCAGCAGAGCCAGCCGGTAAATTGCATGAATACAAACCAGTGGGACATCAGCGTCTGGTCGACGAGTTAACCATGCTGGTAAAGCAGTTAACCTGGCAACTGAGGAAAACGAAGCCGGACTGTAAATTGCCGGGTAAGGCGATGGACTACCTGAAGCGAAACGGACTGATAAGCGCAGAGGATGTTTTACGATGACCTGGCCTGAGGCATTCACAACGGTAGGGATCGCAATGGCGGTGGCGCTGGTGGTGTATTCGATTTGTCGCTGGGGATAAAAACGATTTGCGGGGAAAGGATAGTTAAGTAGAATTGCTGCGGGTGCTTGAGGCTATCTGTCTCAGGCATGAATACCAAAAGGCAGATAGAGAAAAGCCCCAGTTAACATTGCGCGTCCGGCAAGACGCTTAACATTAATCTGAGGCCATATCTATGCTCTACACACGTAGGTTAGCCTCTTACGTGCCGAAAGGCAAGGAGAAGCAGGCTATGAAGCAGCAAAAGGCGATGCTAATCGCCCTTATCGTCATCTGTTTAACCGTCATAGTGACGGCACTGGTAACGAGGAAAGACCTCTGCGAGGTACGAATCCGAACCGGCCAGACGGAGGTCGCTGTCTTCACAGTCTACGAACCTGAGGAGTAAGAGACCAGGCGGGGGAGAAATCTCCCGCCACCTCTGATGTGTCAGGCATCCTCAACGCACCCGCGCTTAACCCGCTTCGTCGGGTTTTGTTTTTTCCTGGCATTCTGGTTTACAATTCGCATGCCAGCCTGAACAACTGGCACCTGCTGCGCCAGCAGAGACAACCGATGGCGCACGATACCAAATTATACAATTCTGATAATTCAGCCGTCTTTGCCAGCAGGCACGGGCGGCGTTCTCATGCATTCAAATCTGACTGGTTCCAGCACGCCCCATGCACTGAAGAACAGGCCGAATGGCTGATTCAGAACTACCGCAGACGTGGGTATGAGTTTAGGAAAACCCTCAGCCTCGATTATCGTCACTGGATAATCTCCGTCAGGCTTCCTTACTCTGAACGCCCACCGCGTCCGTCCCGCACATTCCAGCAACGCATCTGGAGGTAACGTGCGGGTATTACTTCGACCTGTTCTGGTTCCGGAACTCGGGCTGGTGGTCCTTAAGCCAGGCCGTGAATCCATGCCTATATTCCACAATACCCGGGTACTGGTGGAGCCGGAACCGAAAAGCATGCGTAATCTGCCGTCCGGGGTCGTTCCTGCCGTTCGCCAGCCGCTGGTGGAAGACAAAACATTGCTGCCGTTTTTCAGTAACGCACGGGTAATTCGTGCTGCTGGTGGTGCTGGTGCATTGTCTGACTGGCTGTTGCGCCATATTAAATCCTGCCAGTGGCCACACGGCGATTATCATCACAGCGAAACCGTTATTCACCGTTATGGTACCGGCGCAATGGTGTTGTGCTGGCACTGCGACAACCAGCTGCGTGACCAGACATCCGAATCACTCGAGCAACTTGCTCATCAAAACTTGTCAGCATGGATGATTGACGTCATACGCCATGCAATGAATGGCACGCAGGAGCGGGAATTATCGCTGGCTGAATTATCCTGGTGGGCGGTCTGCAATCAGGTGGCGGACGCGCTACCAGAGGCAGCATTACGTCGTTCTCTGGGGTTACGTGCGGAAAAAATTCGCTCAGTATACCGCGAGAGCGACATCGTGCCGGGAGAGCAGACCGCCACCAGCATCCTGAAACAGCGCACAAAAAATCTTGCGCCGCTGCCTCACGCCCACCAGCAACAGAACTCACCACAGGAAAAGACGGTGGTCAGCATTGCCGTTGATCCTGAGTCTCCGGAATCTTTCATGAAACGACCTAAACGTCGCCGCTGGGTTAACGAGAAATACAAACGCTGGGTGAAGACACAGCCGTGTGCGTGTTGTGGTAAGCCAGCCGACGATCCCCATCACCTGATTGGTCATGGTCAGGGCGGAATGGGGACAAAATCTCACGATATTTTCACGCTACCGCTGTGTCGGGAGCATCACAACGAGCTTCATGCGGATCCGCTGGCGTTCGAAGAAAAGCATGGTTCTCAGGTTGATTTAATTTTTCGTTTTCTTGATCACGCCTTTGCAACTGGCGTGCTTGGGTAAAAGAGGTGACTGATGCTCATAGATTTGGTTTTACCTTACCCGCCGACGGTGAACACTTACTGGCGACGCCGTGGCAGCACATATTTTGTATCAAAAGCCGGGGAGCGTTATCGCCGGGCAGTGGCGCTTATTGTTCGCCAGCAGCGCTTGAAATTAAGCCTGTCCGGACGGTTGGCAATAAAAATTATTGCAGAACCACCGGATAAGCGCCGCCGTGACCTGGACAATATTCTGAAAGCACCGCTGGATGCGCTTACGCATGCGGGGTTGTTAATGGACGATGAGCAGTTTGATGAAATCAATATTGTACGTGGTCAGCTTGTTCTTGGTGGTCGGCTGGGTGTGAAGATTTACAAAATTGAGAGTGAGTGAGCGTAAATATGATATATCCGGAAATTACAGGCAAAAGCGGCGAACATTTACGCCTGAACACGCTGGAAGCAGTCTGGATCCAGGGGAAATTACGGATGTGGGGGCGGTGGTCGTATATCGGTGGGGGTAAATCCGGAAATATGTTTAACCGGTTACTGGTTTCGAAAAAGCTGACGAAAACAGCAGTTAATGAGGTTTTACGCAGAATGAAGAAATCCGGGCTGGAAAAACCGGAACTTGAGGCATTTTTTCGGGATATGACCAGAGGGAAGCAGAAGAGCTGGTTGTCACATTGTACAGACACAGAGGCGTTGATTATTGATCGCGTTATCAGTGAGGTGCTTGGGGAATATCCCGGACTAATCAATATTCTCCGGCAAAGGTACGAAGGACGGGGAATGAGCAAACTGAAAATGGCCGAAAGGTTAAATGCAGATCATCCTGAGTGGACGTTGGTTACGTGCAGACGCCGAATTGATCAGTGGTTGGGGATATCTGAATTTATGTTACATGCCCCCATGCGTATGGCTTTTGTTACAGAGAAAAAAATGTTGCAAACTGATCAATAAACTGCTTCAATCCGTATAAGCTTCGCAAGGCTGTATCGCGAGGCGAAATGCAAGTTTTTTTCGCACAAGGAAGCCACCGGAAGGTGGTTTTTTTGTGTCCGTAATATACAGCAGCGCAATAAATTCGCTGGTGGTTATTAATACCGTTCTTTCAGCTTGCTGGCTTTTTCGACAAGAGTTATTGGTGTGTCACGTTAACCGGAAAAGGGAAAAAGACATGCTGAAACAGCAGGATATGACCGAAACCGCCAGAGTGGTGTTTAATGAATTAAGCGTCACCGAACCGGCGACAGTCGGGGAGATTGCACAGAATACGTACCTTTCACGCGAACGCTGTCAGTTAATACTGACCCAGCTTGTTATGGCTGGGCTGGCAGACTATCAGTTCGGTTGTTACAGACGCCTTCAGTCCTGAAGGCTTTTTTATTTGTGGTAAATGGGCGGCTGATGGGTGTGGTGGTTGTTGCTTTCCCGTTGCTGAAAAAGAAAGCATCAGGCGATTAGCAGGGTATCAGTTACCCGTTGAAATTTTTAAATACCTCACAATTCAGGCGGTTGACTGTTGTCTGGTTTGCGGGGAGTTTGTTAAAAGAAACTGGCATGGTGAATCCCCCTGTGCGGAGGGGCAATCAGCAACTGGTGTTTTGTCACCGACCCTTATCCTTTCTGTGCGGGTTCAGGTGCTGATACTGAACTCACCGGGAGGCAACCGGCACCATGCAATGGCACATAGCGCCACTCTCCAGCCCCTCTCCGGAGGGGCTTTCTTGTGGGCAAAAAAAAGCCTGAGTGGGTTCGGGCAACAGCATGAGATATACATTTTTATAATCGAATGGATTTTAACCAGAATTCATAAGGCTGCGCAACTGCGCGGTCTTTTTCGAATTGCGGGCTGTCGTCTCCCTTCTGCCATTGTCCTGTAACTTCCGGACTTCAGCCCGCTCCTTATTTTACTCACAATATTATCCCGGCCGGGAGGATTCATGGCATTTAAACACTATGATGTGGTCAGGGCGGCATCGCCGTCAGACCTTGCGGATGCGCTTGCTCAAAAAATTCGTGAAGGATGGCAACCATACGGCGGGCCGTTTTCTTCGTATACGGATGATGGCGCAGCACTTATTCAGGCGATTGTCGCAGAAGGTGATGTCACCACACCTGTGGTGGTGAAGCCGTCGGATGGAGAAGGCACAGTTATCAGCACCACCAGCGAACCGGAGTATTACTTTGTTGTTGTTCTGGCGGGGCAGTCAAACTCAATGTCTTTTGGTGAAGGGCTGCCGCTGCCGGAGACATATGACCGTCCGGACCCGCGTATTAAACAGCTGGCGCGTCGCAGTACGGTGACGCCGGGTGGTGCCGCCTGTAAATATAACGACATCATTCCGGCAGACCACTGTCTGCATGATGTGCAGGATATGAGTAACCTGAATCATCCTCATGCAGACCTGAGTAAGGGACAGTACGGTTGTGTGGGGCATGCTCTGCATGTTGCCAAAAAGCTGCTGCCGTTTATGCCTGCGAATGCGGGTATCCTTCTTGTTCCATGTGGCCGTGGCGATTCGGGATTTACTGCGGGGGCCGAGGGGGCGTTTAACGAAGCGTCGGGAGCGACCGCAGGCTCGTCCCTGTGGGGGGCGGATAAACCGCTGTATCATGACCTGGTCAGCAGAACCCGTGCGGCCCTGAAGAAAAATCCGAAGAACGTGCTGTTATCAGTGATCTGGATGCAGGGAGAAAAAGATGTCAGTTCGGGGAGACATGCAGAACACAATGCGCTTTTCCTTGCCATGGTAAATCAGTTCCGTACGGAACTGGCAGATGTGGCAGAGCAGTGTACTGGCGGGACAACGGCCAGCGTCCCGTGGATTTGCGGTGATACCACGTACTACTGGAAGGAAAGGTATGCAGTGCCGTATGAGGCGGTTTACGGTGGGTATAAAGGAAAAGCTGCGCAGAATATTCACTTTGTGCCGTTGATGACGGATGAGCATGGTGTGAATGTGCCGACAAACGAGCCGTCAGAAGATCCGGACATTATCCCGGCGGGATACTATGGCGCTGCGTCACGCACTGCCAGTAACTGGACGGCAGCCGATCGTAAAACGCACTTCAGTTCATGGGCGCGAAGAGGCCTTGTTTCAGACCGCCTGGCAGGTGCCATTTTGCAGTACGCCGGGCGGACATTATCGTTCCTTACCGGGCAGAGCGCACCGCAGTCGGGTGGTACAACGCCTGTCAGTCCGGGGACACCGGATGTTGAGAAACCGCAGGATGGCGGTGTTGCTGGTACTGGTCATGATGAGGCCGTGAGCAGTACCAGGACGGTGGCTGAATATGATGCGAACAGTGGAAATGGTGCATTGACAGAGCAGCAGTGGGGCGCTTCCGGCGGCAAAGGCACTGTGACTGATGACGGTGGACGGAAAGCGCTGCGACTGGAAAAACAGCCCGGTAAACTGACGTCCTGGAAAATGTTCCGTACTATTGCAGTGGAGGAGGCAAAAAATCTTCTCAGCAAGGGGGGGGAAATTGCCGTACGGTTCAAAATTCCGGATGGAAGCGAGCTGGTGAACGGACAGTTTGTCTTTGGTATCTACTGGCCGGTGTCGCAGTGGGCGTCAGGCGCGACAGCAAACAGTATGCTGGCATCATTCTTCCTTCAGACGGATACATCAAATCTTAATCTGATGCACCAGAAGGGCTCCTCGAATGCACAACTGGGTACATTTGGTACGTTTGACCATAACTGGCATACGGTTGTTTTCCGCTTTGCGGGAAATAACAGCGAAAGAGTTGTTCCGGTGATTGATGGTGCAGAGCAGACGGCATTTGACCTTGTGATGTGGACAAATGATGGCTTTACAGCAGATACGCTGACGCTGACAGATATCACGGGGGCAAAAGCGACGTATCCGGTACTGCTTGATACGGTCACAGTCAAAGTTAACGAAAACCGGGAATCAGCATAACCGGCAAAAAAAACCGCCAGCTGGCCTGAAAC